TCGCGCGGTCAGAAGCACCAGCTGTGTAATTGCTGTTGAAGGTCGTGATAGGGACAGACTGGCTGAGCAGAGTTCCGACAGCGACAATGCCTGTTCCGGCGAGCGAAGAAGCGTTGACAGTAGAAGTCGTCGCGCCGTATTGCAGCGACTGCCAAGTGCCGTTGGCGGTGCTGTTGTTGGTCAGGTAGACCTGCCAAAGCGTTCCGGCAGCGATCGTTACGACCTGAGTTCCGCCATCATTGCGGATGGTGATCGTTTGCGCGCCTGTGTTGTTGAACAGGATCGTCTGGCCTGTGCCAGTTTTGTTCGCCGGAGGAAGATAGATGCTGCGTCCGGCTGCAGCCGCAGAGATGTCGATGATCCGAGTGGCGAGATTCTCGCTCGTCGAAGTTTCTTCCGGCCAACTCAGGATCACATCAGCCGTCAGCGTGAGAGAGCTATAGCTGATTTCCGCCGGATAGATGTTTGCGCCTCCGAAGACGCTAGTGTACGTCGTCATTAGGCTTCGCTCCTGCTAGCCGAGCGATCCATGATGCGCTTCAGGTCTTCGCCAGAGATGGCCTGAGCTGCGCGATCATACATGGCTTGCCATGTCTGGATCCGTTCGTCATTTTTCAAGAAAGGTGTCGCTTCAAGAAGCGATGCATAAAGCAGAAGATCCGGCGCGTATTCCGTCAGCCAGTTCGTCTGGAATTCGTCCCCCAAAAGAGGAGGCTGCTGGTAATAGAGGATCTCGAGCGTCTGAGCCGTTGCAGGTGTCGGCGCAAGGATCCAATGCTGATAGTCGTAATCAGCATAGAACTGCGGGGTTCCGGTCTGTGCTTCATTCGGCCAATAGGAGCGAATGTATTCGTAAGACCTAGCAAAGATCGGAACGTTGTCGACCGACATCGAAACTGTGTCACGCCAGCGGTCTGGTTTCATGTAAACCGGCATGCCAGCCTGCAAAGGAGTTGTGACCGGGGTGATGAACCCTTCGATCTTCAACTCGCGCGCAATGCGACGTTCAGCCAATGTGACGAGACGAGGCAGCTGCTCGTAAACGATCTGATCGCTTTCTGCAGTGAACCCACGTTCAAGATAGCGCCGGAGATCTACCAGCAAGCTATCATACGTCATGGTGTAGCTCATTTAGACCTCTTTTCGAGATAGCAGCTGCTACAGCATGCGTCGATGGATTGTTCTATTATTGCCTCGAAATTGTCTTCGAGGAAACTGTTTTTAGCCATCTATTTGGCTCCTTGGCAGAAACCATCTCGACGTGCGTTGTTGACTTTTATCTCGGTGATCGTTTGAGCAGTGTCTTTTGACGACCAAGAGATGTCTCGCCAGACTGCACAAGCTGTCGTATTAGTCTCGACGGTGCCCGTCATTTTCGAGCAGCCGCTCAGGACTAACAGCAGCGTTATCGCCAGCATTGATCGCATCTTGAACCCTCCTGAGAGCATCCTGTGTCGCTTTTGCCTGTATTTCGGCAATTGCATCAGAGCGAATCTTTACGTAAGCAGCTCCGATTGCAAGGATAACTATTCCGCCAATAGCGATGTACCGCCCCAAAGGGCTGAAGAGCAGGCCGATCATGAACCCTCCTCATCGAGTCTCTGTTTGCGGAAATACCAGATTGCGCCCGCAGCGATGACGATAACTAGGCAGACAAAAGCAGTAGTGCTCATCGCCGAAAGTATGTCGCCGCCTTCTTTGACAATTGGCATCACTTCCTGAACAACCGCTATTGCTCCTGCGCCACCGGCGATCACAGCGCCATTGGCTTCTTTGGATTGAACGATGCTTTTCTTAGGAGCAGGCAGGTCTGGCTCTGCGCGAGCTTCATCGTTGCAGACAGGCTGAGCAGTTTCAAGATTACGCCAAAGTTTCACTTCTGCACGGCGACGACGCACCAGACCGGGGAGCTCTTTGCCACCGCCGCGAACCCACTTCATGAATTCGGCTGGAACTTCATCGAATTTCTCAGCGTTGACTTTTTTCAGAAGCGTTGATTTGGCCAGCGCCCCGACCCCAGCATTGTAGGCAAAATCTACCAGCGCATCAAACTGGCCCTGCGTAAGCTCAACTTTGACGAGCTTCTCGACGCCAGCCTCGTACTGCACCATGTCACGCTTGAGGATAGCTTCGGCTTCCTCTTTGGTGATTTCCATGCCGGGATTGACAGTCGGCGCGCCAGCCGCAGAGGTGTGGCCGTAACCAATGGTCCAAACGCCCGCCGGGCACTTGTACGCTTTCAGGCGCAGGCCCTCAAACTCCTTAACCAGCGCCAATCCATCTTCAGACATACGCATAAGAGCCTCCCTAGTAGATGAAAATGGCAACCGTGAAAACGGTAGCCATAAGACCAAAAGCCACCAGAATTACTATGCCAAGGAGGAGTAAATCCTTTTTCATTTGCTCCTGTTCTCGGCGTCTTTGCTCTTCTAGTACCCTTATTTCTTTGCGAACTCGTATGATTTCGCGTTGAACTTCTTCCCAACCTTTAAGCCCGTAAACTGCAACAAACTCATTTTTAACTTGTTCAGCCCACTCCTCCGCTTGTTTGCGCTTTTGGACTATATCCATAGCAATCTCTTCAGCCGTTATTTTGCTGAAGAGTTTAGGCTTTGGCGGGTTGGCCGCTGCTTGCGTTAGTTTGGCGACTGAACCGTACAGTTTGGCAACATCCCCGCACATAGATTGGATGTCTTTGCCAAACTTTATGCCTTGCTGAATGGCGGAATAGGCTGTCTTTGCCGCCCCAAAGATCAGAGCAATTGTGGCAGGGTCCATGTTTCACCTCACCATCCCCTGCTTTTCAATATTAAACGTCAGGTTGGCGTGGTCTGGATAGTTAATAAGAACCTCACCCTCTGGGCATTTATATTTAATGTGTGCCAACAGAGTGGCTTTTCCGGGCGCTACCTTGTTAGAGTCTTCAATAGTTATGGTGTAGCCAAACTTATCCACCTTATCATTAGCTGGACCAGAAAATTTGGCTATGGATGGGTTAGCTTTGTGAACAATGTATCGGGAGTCACGAACCTCCAGATAGAACTGCTCAACAGAGCAATCGTCCCTGATCTTTCGGCGCGCTGCCACCACGGCAAACTCACCATTGGCAGGGCCATCCGTGATGCTGAAATGCTCCGCCGACCACTCAAGGATCGGTTTGCGGAACAGCCCTAATTTATCTGAAACAGTGTAGCCGCCACCGACCATCGCAAAGACTGCGGTCACAGCACCTACAGACTTTGTTATGCGGTCAATGTCGAGGCTCATTTCTGCTCCTTAATTTTAAGCTGTCGCAACAACGATCAAGAAACCGCCAGCGCCTCTTCCATCATAAGCCGTAGTGACAGCATTTACGTATGAACGATTTCCGCCGCCGCCTGCGCCATGGAAATAAGTCGCAGGAGTCCCGTTGACAGTCGGACGTATTCCGCGTCCTGCTCCGCCGCCTGCGCCCGTATTACCGTCCTGTGCATTTCCGTAGCCGCCACGTGCCAATTCTATATTTCCGGGCGGGCTGTCCCCAGAACTTGTTGGTGTACCAGCACTGCCACCTGAACCGCCAGTAAAGGAAATAGTTATGCTTCCATAAGTGAATGGCCCGACACTAATTGTGCTGCTTCCGCCTGTTCCGCCTGTTTTATTATCAACGTGCGCACCACCGCCACCGCCGCCTGCGCAACCGTTTGTAACATTCCCACCGTTGCCACCATTGTTCGATCCTCTGTTCCCTCCGGGTCCGCCGTTGCCTCCAGAAACGCCTGTTCCGACTGTAACAGTACCGCCTGTTCCTCCAGCACCGCCGTTTGCTCCGCCGCCGCCCCCACCATTAAGTCGCAAAAGTGTGACAGCAGATCTGGTAAGAGTTGTTTGTTGCGCATCGCCGCCGTCTTGGCTAGATCCGGAATTTGCTATTGTCCCTGCTCGCCCGACAACATAGTCAATCGTTTGGCCGCCAGAAACGGAAATTTGATACCCTGATATGTTCGCAGCTCCGCCGCCGCCCGCTCCGCTGCCGTTGTCTTGTTGATTTGTATAGCCTCCAGATCCCCCGCCTCCGCAAGCAAAAACTGTGATCGTTGAAGTGCCAGCAGGTATCGTGAAAGAGCCAGTGGAGTTTGTTGTGTTTGAAGTGTTGTATACTTGCGCAAGGATCGTCGGCGTAAATGAAACGGGCGTAACACTATTGCTGGCAGAACTTGCTGGGCCGGTTCCTGTTGCGTTTGTCGCACGAACAGTGAATGTATAAGAAGTTCCGTTTGTGAGGCCCGTTACTGTTATAGGAGAAGAAACTCCAGAAGCTGTGATGCCACCGGGCGAGGAGGTTACGGTGTAAGAAGAAATCGCACTTCCGCCCGTGTCAGTTGGAGCTGTAAATGTAACGGTCGCTTGAGCATTCCCGCCCGTTGCAGTTCCAATGGTTGGGGCTCCTGGGATCGTAGGCCAGTTGCCACCTTGAACATTTCTTTTGACTTTTTTCAAAGTCCAAAGGCCACTTGCGCTTGACTGAGTCGGGAATTGTGCCATTTTGCACCATCAAGTAATCGTGTAGGTTTGCTGGCTGCCAGAAACAGACGTTGTATTAATTACAACAGTTGCGTCGACTGTTATTCTTACCTGTCCGTTTCCGCCGGTAGTTCCGACGCCAGAAACATAGCCTGTCGCGCCGCTTCCTGCAGAGGCACTATTGTTGGCATTCGTCGCTGCAGTCGTGCTTGAACTTACAATCGTAACTGTTCTGGAATCTGCAGTGAATGTCCCAGCCGGACGCGCGAAACCAGATCCGCCGCCGCCAGCAGCATCGTAACTTCCGTTAGAGCCGCCAGATCCGCCGCCGTAATAGCCGCCGCCACCGCCACCACTCTCTTCGCCGTTTGAATTTGATCCACCTCCGAGAGCGAAACCGCTTTGGCTCCCGCCCGGACCAGCACTTCCCCCGCTCGACTGATCGCCCCCTCGACCGCCTTGTCCGAGAGATGGGCTTTCTACAGCATTCGCACTGCCGCCTGCTGTTCCGCCGCCAGCGCCGCCCGGTGCTGCACTGTAACCATCGTTTCCGCCGCCACCAGAGCCGCCTGCGACAACAATTGCTCTATTTTGCGTTGTGCTGTTTTGGCTAAGTGCAGATGAACCCAAAAATACTCCAGAGAACCCGCCAGCTCCGTTCGTTCCATTACCAGCACCACCGCCGTATATCCCTGTGCCAGAGCTGTAGGAGTTCCATCCGGAACCAACGACGTAAGTTATCACAGTTCCAGGAACAGCGTTGAATGTCGCAGTCGAATAGCCGCCGCCCGCAGAACCTCCTCCTCGTCCTGTACCGCCGCAGCCACCCCAAACTTGAACGACAACTGTCTTGGTTGCAGTCGGAGTGACGCTGTTGCTCGCTGAACTTGAAGCGCCTGTTCCTTGGGTGTTAGTTGCTGCGACTGTAAAAGTGTAGGCTGTTCCGTTTGTCAATCCTGTTACTGTTATTGGTGAACTTGCTCCGGAGGCTGTTATCCCTCCCGGAGAAGAGGTAACTGTGTAAGAGGTTATCGTCGATCCGCCATTGCTCGCTGGGGCGGTAAAAGCAACAGAAGCTTGCGCGTTGCCAGCGGTTGCAGTTACGCTTGTTGGTGCACCGGGTCGAGCAGGCCAATTTGAACCAGCAACAGCACGGTAAACATCTTGCTGGTTCCAGACATCAGAGTTAGGGCCAGCTTGAGTCGGGAATTGAGCCATTTAATTTTCCTCAAGCTGTCGCATATATGACGAGGTAAGCTGGCCCGCCTTTTCCGCCGCCAGCCCCTGCACCTTGTTGGGAGCCACCGCCACCGCCACCGCCACCATAGTAGTTTCCAGTGCTGAAGAACCTTATTCCACTACCTGCGCCGCCACCGCCGGAGTACGTCGAATTTGTTCCTCCATTAGCAAGAGAAACACTGGCTCCAGAAGTTGTCGAAGAATAACCTGCACCACCGGAGCCGCCTGTTGCTCCGTTCGCAGAAAAAGCAGGGGAAAGATTTCCGGCAGAGTAAGTCGATATCGAAACGCTCACTGTGCTGTTGCCACCGTTTTCGCCAGCAGTGTTTGCATAATTGCTCCCAGAAACCCAAGCTCCGCCACCGCCGCCACCCGCAGTCGATGTTGCGCTGTTCGAGCCTGCAGTGCCAGTCGTGCCGCCGCCACCGTCAGGATATCTTATGTTTCCAGATCCGCCTGCACCGCCAGCTGCGGAGCCGTAAGTTCCTTGCGCGCCGCCTGCGCCGCCCGGAGAAATTGTCGTAAGATTTGAAGGATGGCAAGGACCGTTTTGGCCTCCGTTAAGAGAAAACAAAATCGTTCCGCCAGAGTTTGTGCTTCTAACCTCTAGATTTGGCTGATACAATCCAGGATTGTTAGTGGTTGAAGAGCCAGCAGGGACAGGCAAAGAGTAATAAAGGGTTGTCACCCCTCCAGGGATTGTGACCTCGTAACCGTTCAACTGAACAGCACCGCCGCCGCCGCCGCCGCCACCGTCGTCGTTGCCACCACCACCACCAGTTCCGCCGGGAGCAACGCCAAAAAACAGAACTTTTGAATACCCAGAAACACTGACAGTTCCAGATGTTGCTGTGTCGCCACCAGTGTTCAGGATTCTCGTCCAACTTGCTGCAGTTGGAGTTACAGAATTGCTAGAATTGCTTGAAGGCCCAGTTCCCTGAGAGTTTGTAGCTCTTACAGTAAATGTATAAGAAGTCCCAGAAGACAAACCTGTGACAGTTATCGGAGAACTTGCGCCAGATGCAGTTATTCCTCCCGGAGAAGAGGTTACTGTGTAAGACGTTATCGCAGAACTCCCGACGTTTGTCGGTGCAGTGAATGAGACAGAAGCAGTTCCAGTTCCTGCCGTAGCAGTTCCAATTGTCGGCGCGCCCGGGAATTGCGGCCAATTTGTCCCCATTATTGCGTCACGGACGTCGTTGACTAGCCAACGCCCATATGCGCTCGTAGGAGAAGGAAAGTCAGCCATTAGGAGATCTGCTCGTAAGATGCCACTGCTTCGAGACGGCTGTTCGCGCTCGCTGTTACGCGGAGCGTGTCGCCTTCTTCAAGATAAATGTACTTGCTGAGCATATCAAGCGTCGCGCCTGCCGGAACTGTCATCAAATAGGCAATCCGGTAAGCAACACTCGACCTGAAAATGTCAACATTGACCGTAGCATTGTTCGTGCCGTCAATGTTCGCAACCATCAGCGAGTCAACTTTCAGCACCTGATTGCTGCCAGAGCTGTTAGTGATGATCGCAGTCGGCGTTGTGGTCACGACAAGGACGCCTGTCTTGCCGTAAATCGCGGTAACATTGACAATGTTAGGCGCAGCCATGATTTACTCCATCATTCCTAGTTGTTCCTGAAGATCGACCTCCGCCTTTTCTTCAGGCGTCATCTCTCTTATTTCCCAAACGTCTTTGACAACCCCATCAACCCATTGATAGGTAGGTCCGCCGACCACCACTTCGTATTTGCCCACAGCTTCTTTTTTGGAGACGCGTACAAACTTTGCGAAATCTGGACCGGGTTTTTCTGCATCAATGTGCGGAAAAACTCGACGGAAATTTACGCCCATAATCGGGTGATCAACCGGCTGTCCATTTTCGAGGCGGATAAACATCTCGCTCATAGCTGCCCCACGTTCGTTGAGGGGAAAGAACGAGTGATAGTTGGATTGGTCGTCCATATTATTCGGACAGCACCATCACCACCTTCGCCAGCAAACCTTGCGCTGCATATAAAAGAAGCATCAATTGTGTCATACCTAGTATAAGATCCAGGAGCTCCGCCGCCGCCGCCATAAGATCCATAGCCGCCGCCGGAATTGTCTCCTCCGTCACCGCCATATCCGTAATTTCCTGCGCCGCCGCCAGATCCGCCGCCGCCGCCTTCTGCATAAGATCCAGTGGTAAATGGAGTCGAAGTTTGAAGACCGCCTGCACCGCTTGATCCTAAACCAAAAAGGCCTGTTCCGCCTCCTGCGCCAGCTCCATAGCCATAAACGTATTCAATAGTCCCGCTGCCCGTTGTAAACGAACCGAACCTTCCGCCGCCGCCACCGCCGCCACCGCCACCAGAGCCTGCAGAGCCGTCTGTTCCGTTGCCACCTGCGCCGCCGTTGCCAGTGTAGCCGCCTGCGCCGCCACCGCCACCGCCACGAAATACTTTTTCAGCCGGAACTGAAGAGCCCGAGTACAACCAGTTTGCACCTGCGCCGCCAGAGCCACCACCATCTCCGAGAAGCATTGTGCCACCAGCGCCAGAGGTTCCCGCGTTTCCTCCGCCAGCACGGACCAGTTTTGTACCTGCTGCTGTTGCGATGTAAGATTCTTGTCCTGGATTGTCGCTTGCAGAGGAAGAGCTTCCGCCTGCGCCGACAAAAACTGTTATTGGTTGTCCCGGAGTGACGGAAATTGAATTTTTGTAAGCAAGACCGCCTCCACCTCCAGCATAAAAATTAGCAGTCAAAGAGCCCGGCGGAGTGTAAGGTGTTATGCTATTTGGGTCTTCGAAATTTGTGTATCGAGCTCCGCGCGCACTTCCGCCGCCGCCGCCAATAGAAACTACAGAAATAGAAGTTACGCCCGGAGGAACATAAAATGTGTATGTTCCAGGAGAAGAAAAAATCTGCTCGCCGAACATGTCTTCTGTCCCGAAGCCGAAGCCACGAGCAGAAGCAGCAGCAAAAGTCCCAGCAACTGGCATCAGGCAAACCTTATCTGAGACGCAAGAACTGTGTAAGTTGCAGACGCTGTTTTGATGATTGTGTACGTGTAAGCGTCAATGCCAGACGCTGTCCCGTAGGACCAAGCAATGCCGCCCTGATATTTAGGCGTGACACTAACGCCATCGACCTGAACAGCAGTGTTGTAGTAAGCTGTCGCTCCGTTCGTCGCCATGAAAACGAGCGTTATCGACTGGCCAGTGTCAAGAGCGGAGTTAAGGGTTGTGCCGCTCGAAGCTCGGAAGTTGATCGTCCAGTTAGAAGAAGCAGCTGTCGTGTAGTACAAAACAGACTGCGTCGTAGCATCAAAGTTTACAGTGCCGGTCGCAGCTGTCGCAGAAACCGTAACTTTCTCTGCCGCATTCGCGAGGACAGTCGCAAGAGCACTGCTCGTGCCATTGAATGTCTGCTTTGCGTCGAAAGTGTTCGCTCCTGTAAACGTGTAACTCCCTGTCGGGCGAACGACGTCTGCGAACGAGAGCGTTCCAGAAGCGTTCGTTACAATCGATTGATTGGCAGTTCCGTCCGCCGTCGGGTAAGTCAACCCCGCAGGATTGTTTATCAGTTTCGTAACTGTTCCAGAAGAGTTCTCCATGTAAACAGAAACGTCTGCGAGGTTCAGTGCCAACTCGCCGGGGTTGAGGTTGCCCGCAGAAGGAGCAGAGCCCGGAGTGGTGGTGCGATAGTGCTGGATTACAGAGTAAGTCGACTGAGCCATGTTAGCCTCCGAAAACTATCGCCATTGCGATAGCTTTCCCTGTCGTAACGCCACTAGAATATTCAACGACTGTCCCGCTTGCATTTTTGTAGAATATTTTGCCGTCTGCAATGTTAATGGCCAGCTCACCATTCGCCATGTTGCCTGCCGTCGGGACAGAGCTCGATGTCGTGCTGTGATAAAGCTGGATTGTCGTCTCGTTAGCCTGAGCCATTATTTCAGCCTTTCGAGTTTGTAGAGCGTCTGCATGTGCAATGCAGTCAGCTCATCAAGAATGTTCTCGAGAGCAGGGACATTGTTGCAGATTTCTTCTCGGTTGTTTGTGAGCCAAAGCAGCTCTTCTTTGATCATTTCTTTGGCGTCTTGTTTTTCAGGGATCCCTTCAACAACGCCGAAAACACCTTGGTAAGCTTCGATAAAATTATCGAGCGTCCCAACGAGGCTCTCGTAGTATTTTCCGAGAGCTTTATGCTCGGAATAGGATTCCGTAGTCCAATGCTTCACGTGCGCATGATTGCGCGCATTAAACATTCGGATGATAAATTCGTCGACCATCAGAATGTTCCCCCGGAGATCCCGCCCCAAGCTGGCGCGCTAGTTCCATTCGATTTAAGAACCTGACCTGTCGTTCCATTCGACACAAATGCCGTGGTGCCAGATCCAGATTGATAAACGAGCTGACTAGCAATGCCGCCAGCGATGTTGTTGGCGATTGATGCGTTCGTTGCATTCGTTGCATTTGAAGCATTCCCAACAGTGATCGTGGCAGGATCAGACCACTGCGGCGCACTCGCCGAAGAAGTCATTATGTAGCCAGCACCGGGCAGCGCGAGTTTTGAAAGCGTGGTCGCGCCACTCGCATAGATCGTGTCGCCTGCAGCATAACTCGTAAGGTTCGTGCCGCCGTACGCGACGCCGATAGCGGTCGCATTCCAAGTTCCGGTAGTAACCGTCCCGAGACCCGTGATGCCTGTGTAGGAGCCACTGAGATAGCTCGTGCCGATCGTCCCGGAAGTGATCTGCGAGCCAGCGATCGCGATCGAAACATCAGAAGCTGAAGTGATCTGGCCCTGTGCATTGATTGCGAGAGTAACAGCCGTCGCAGCTCCGCCGTAAGTTCCGGAAGTAACACCGCTGTTAGCGATGTTGAACGTATAAGCCGGAGACTCAGAAAGACCAGTGCCAGCAGTGTAAGTTAGCGGTGCACCGAATTGCGAGAAAACGATCGCTGTCGTTCCGACGGTGATCGGAAGAGGCGTCTGCTGAACCCAAGAAGTATTTGCAAGCGTCGAACCTGCAGTGATCAGGAAGAAGTCGCCCGCATCGATCTGATCAACGCCTGTTCCAGTTGAATCGAAATCTGTAGCGCGCGTAAGGATGAACGGCGCACCAGCACTGCCAGTTTGCGTCACGACATAGACGCCATTGTGCGACTGGTCAGCCTGATTCTTTACGAGGATTCGGTTGCCAGCAACAACCGCTGTGCTGTCAACAGACAAAGCTCCATTCGCTGTCGCGGTAAGCGTTGCACCAACACCAGAGGTTCCGTTGTTGTAGTTGCACGAAGGCAAAGCAGTCGTCGTCGCGAGGCGACAAGATTGATGGAAGTTGATCCCAGAAGCGATGGAGTCGGCATAAGTTTTGTTGACAATATCATTGCCGCTCGTCGGAGCGGTCGTGATGGTGCCTGTCGTCATCGCAACAGAAGTGAACGTGCCCGCGCCGGGGGTTGTCCCGCCGATCGTCGCTCCGTCAATGATGCCGCCAGTTATAGAAACACTGCTGGCATTCTGTGTTGCGAGCGTCCCTAGGCCTGTGATATCGGTGCTGGGGATCGTCGCTGAAGCTGTGAAAGCAGAAGAGCCTGTTCCTTTCACATAGCCTGTCAGTGTCGTCGCACCAGTGCCGCCATTGGCGACATTGAGCGTTCCCGAAAGAGTAAGCGTTCCGCCTCCTGTGATCGGACCGCCTGTGAACGTCATCCCTGTCGTGCCGCCAGAAGCATTAACAGAGGTTACCGTTCCTGCGCCAGATACAGTCCCCCACTCAAAACTGCTTCCGTTCCACTTCAACAGGAGACCTGCAGCTCCTGGAGCTGCAATGAACGAAGTTGAACCAGAGGCAGTTTGATAAGGAATGCTGTTGGCGCTACCGTCCGAAAGGTTCGTCGCAGAAGCTACAGAAAGCGTATTTGCATCGACCCAAACGTATTCGTTTGCACCAGTCGACTGAAGCAGCTGTCCGGCAACACCGACAGGGCCGACGTACATTCCATCGGCACCGCACCAGATAATTGCACCGTTATTCGCTACGATGCTTCTGGCAGTTCCGCCATTTGCAAGCCCGAGGATTCCGTCGACTTCATTGTCAACAGAAAGATTGACTGCCGGATGCTTATGGTCGTCTCTCGAAATGTTCGAAGAGCTGCCCGCAGATCCGCTCTGAAACCCAGACTGAGGGGTCGCAGAAGAAAGGTTGGCATTGACGGTGACGTTATTATTTAAAGCGCCGCCGCCATTCAACCCCGTTCCAGCGATGACCTGACGAGTGACAGGGACATATCCGCTGATTGTGGCCGGGATCGTCGTTGCTGCAGTCACTCGACCAGTCGAATCGACTGTGAACACCGGGATGTCTGTCGCTGTCCCGTAAGTTCCGGCTGTCACACCCGAACTCGCGAGCTGCGAGGTACCGATCCCGCCGTTCGCTACGTTGAGTGTGACATTGCTGGAGAGCTGTCCGCCGCCCGACAATCCGGTCCCGGCGATAACTTGCCGGGTCGTCGGGACGCCAGCAACGCTCAAAAGGTCGCCGACACGAATCTGATAATTGTTACCTTCGTAAACAATCATCATAAGGCTGTTTTCATCAGCCACCGGCGCGAGGGGGAGCTGGGTGATTCGTGTCGGGATTAGATTACTAGGGACTTCAACCATGAATCACAGCTCCAGATAGCTGTCGCCATCTTCGGTTATGATAAACTCATCCCCTTGCTCTTGAATAAGACCAGCAGGATGGGTGTTTATCGACACATCAGGGCGATTGAACGGAAGCACGATCTGATCAGGAGCTCTCGGAGCCAACCTGTAAGGATCATATTCGTCGGTGTCAGCCTCACAGACCATCAAATTCGGATAATTTGGGTCTGAATGAAGCTCTGCGAGCAGAAATTTGCGCGAGCATCTGGCGCAAATGCCAATTCCGAATGTCGGCTGTCCTGTTACATCAAGAAACCGGCCACTCATTTGGTGTAAGCTCCGATTCCGGGGTTGATCTGGATCGGCGAACCGTCGTTGTCTCCGTCCCAAGCTCGCTGCATGCTTATTGCAGACTTTTGCTCAAGCACTGGAATGAGCTGAAGATCAACAGCGGGAGTTTCTGCCGCCATTTTTGCAGCCAGCCCGTTGACGATAGCTTCAATCCAGCGTTGCGGAACTTCGACTTCTTGCTGAAGATTCTCAGTGTCCATGATTTGGCGATGTCGCCAAAGGATTAACTGCGCAGTTTCTGCTGCAGGGAATGGGGCTGGCCATATATTCACCACCGGCTCAGGAATATCGCGCTGGAACCAGTAGTTGCTAGGCCTGCCCGGAAACACTTTGTTGCTCTGCTGAACATAAGCGTCTCGGTTCAAAGCCCCAAGCGGAATCTCTTGCGGCATGTTTCCGAGCGTTATAACCGAATACGACATCGGGCTAGTCGACGTTATCCGGAAATATGCATATGCTGTCGCGGCAGAAATGTCGGTCCAAGTTATCTCGCCAGCGGAAGCTGTCTCTGAGGACGAGCCGACCGTGACCCAAACAGAACCGTTGGTGCTGACCTGAAATGTAACAGGAACTGCAGCTGCAGACCATTTGATTCCGACGGTGTCGACAACGGTGCTAGTTGTGAAACTTACCGTGTAAGACGTTGAAGTCGTTGTTGTTGCTCCGGTCACAGGCTGCAAAACACGGTAATTCAAATTGAGAACTTCGACCGTTCCCGCAGGCAGCGTGACGATCGGCTGATTCTCGTACATTGGGAGGATAACTTTTTCAATGCACCAGCTCGGCGTCTTGATGTTCGCTAGCTCAGAAAGCATGAGATAGAGAGAATCAAGCGCATAACTTTGCATTTCAGCAGTGATGGCTTGCGCTGGCAAACGACAGCGTCTGAAGGCGTGGTCAACAACCTTCAGGGCATTGAATGTCGTCCCGCTAATATTGCCAGAAAAAGCCATGCCAACCTCTTTGGACTAGAGTGGCTGCTGTTTCAGCAAACCCGACCGCTCTATTATGTTCTAAGCCCAAGGCAAGAAAAAGCTATTTCTTCTTAGCATTGCGCGCTTCTGAAAGAGCAATGGCGACAGCCTGCTTTCTGTTTTTGACAACAGGACCGCTCTTGCTGCCAGAATGAAGCTCGCCAGCTTTGTATTCGCCCATGACCTTGCTAATTTTCTTCTCGGCCATGCCGCCCTTTTTCATGGGCGAGATCATCGGCGTCGCCGGAGCAACCGGAACCCCTTTGCGCATGCCGGGATTCTTGTTGCCGCGAATCCCGAGCTTGCTGCGATCAGCGATCATGCCTTCAGGAGCGGAAGGACCCTTGTTGTTGTCCATCGCACTCTTGATGACTTTCGCTTTCGCGAAGTTCTTGCTCTCATTCTTCATGGGAGGATTGCCCGCAGCAAGTCCACCCTCTGCCATTTTCTTGACTTTGCCGCCCCAGCACATGCCAACAGGCTTGCCTGCGGGAGTGAAGTCAAACTCTCTGACGTATTTGAACTTGGTCATGGCTTCCTCAAGAGACTTGGTTTACGGTGAGAATGACTGCAGGGGCAGCAGGATAGGCAGGGCTGACACCCGCCGGATACGTCACCAAAGACGTGTGCCCGTCAGGCGTAAGCCACTTCATCGTCACTTTATTGGATGACGTCAGCGTTAAGAAAATGTTTGCCGTTACAATGCCGGATGCCGGTGTTGATTCATTTTCTCGTGAAGCCGTGGTTGCCCAGGATGCAGACGCAGCAACATCAGCTCCGTCAATGGCAAACCAAATAGCCGCCAAACTTTGCCCCGCAGTAGAATTGTTCAACTGCGCGCTGAAGGCAAAATTGTAGGTGCCACCAATAGCCACAGAAATCTGCTGAGTAGTCGTGTTCAGCGTAACCCCGTTGCTGGCAGTCGTGGTATTAAGTTGCAACAACGTAGGCGTGTTGGCCACGGCCACCTGAGCGCCGTTTACCGCAGCACCAGACAAATGAGACTTGTTTGGCGACCCTGCCGCGCCACGGGTGCAGCCCGTAAAGGAAGTGGCCGTTATGCCCGTGTAGGTGATTAACTCAGCGTCAATAAAGATAGCGCCCACTGCGGAGAAACCAGTCGTAGACACAACCGGGATCGTGGTCTGCACATTGGTGATAGCGCCGCTAAGCGTGGTGCTGTAGTCAAAATAAAACGCGCCATACTGCGTGTTGATATCTGACGGATCGAGCGTTTCCCAAGAAGGCGAAGCCGAAACAGAGCCTGTCCCTGTTTGAGACAAGAACTTCTTGGTCGTTGTCGTGTTGCCGGCAAGCTTTGCAAGCGTATTGGTGGCAGACGCATAGAGTGTGTCTCCCAGCGTATACGTCTTGATGTTAGTGCCACCTTGGCCAGTCGTCACAGCATTGACATTCAAGACCTGAGACACATAGTTCGCTGTGGTCACCTGTTTATTCGTACCACTCTGAACGATCGGTGTTATCTCAGTCCCGTCGAGAGTTGATGCAGCAGGCATCAGCGAGATTTTTGTGTCGGGCATTAGCAGACCTCCATGTAGATCTTGCTAGAGTCTTCTTGCAAGACGTAGCCTGAACTTTCCATGAGAATGAAACAAGTCGTTGGCGGAGTCGGAGGAGCAACGCACGAATATGTATCAACGACGCCAGAACCTCCGACGTCGTTTCCATAGCCATTGTTCGCGTCTGCGACAACACGAAGGGCGCAACCGGGCGTTGTTTGCGCCTGATTTGCAACCCCTCCGTATCCGACGTACGCCATTATTGGATACCAGCTTGAAGCAGGACCAAAGTTGCTGTGCCGCCGCCTGAATTAACAAACAGCCTTATCCCAGCAACCGGGAAAGCGTAATTCCCATCGGCATTTGCAGCGAGAGTTGCAATGGTCGGGTGATCGAACCAAGTTGCAGTGCTCGCATCAAATGTCGGAGAGAAAACGTCATCGAATGTGTGCTGGACCGTGTAGTTGGCAGTCCCTGTAACAATAACAGCGAACCCTATATTAAAAGGGCTCGTGTTAAGGTTCATTGGAGAAACTTGACTTCCTCCAGCACCTGTTTTCGACAGTACGATCCGTCTCATTTAAGCGCCTCCTTTGAAGAGTCGAGGCTCTTATTAGGCAGCAACAGCGCCGCTGATACCGATGATCGCCCAGCCTGCAGCAGTGTAGATCAAAGTGGCAGAGTCGCCAACAGCCGTGAACGTGATCGTCGTGAAACCGATCTTCGTGGTCGGCGTCAGGACCGCAGAGCCGCCGTCAACAACGTGGCTAATGATCTTGATCTGACCCGCAGTGCCGTTCGCCAGCGTGAGAGCCTGCGCAGCGCCAGTGGTCGTCAGCGACGTGAACATGTCAGTCACATTAACAGCGCCAGCGCCAGACAGCGACTGAACAGAAGCCTGAACGTCTCCGACGATGTTGCCCGTCACATTGCCAGTGACCGAGCCAACAAAGCCGTTGAGCGAAGTTACGGGACCCGTAAAAGTAGTAGAAGCCATTTTGAATTCCTCACATGCGAGATAAGCGCAACAGTCTGCATGTCGTCAGCCGGGACTGTCTGCTGCGCCGGGTTGACCCGGAGTAGCCCCCGCTCGCCTAGGGGGGGCGTAGCGAGCGGGGGACATTGGCTTAGACGCCAGCGGTGCCGTACAGGCCGCGCGGATCGGTCCAGCCGACGGTGTAACGCTCGGTAGCCTTGTAGCGCATGGAGTCGGTTTCGAAGTCACCTTCCATGGACTTTTCAAGACCACGACGCATCATCAGCTTCATGCCTTCCGGCGCATCCGTCTGCACCCACCAAGCGGTGGTCGACGTGATACGGGAAAGGTTGGCCTGACCCTTCGACAGCAGACCCATCGACTTGATGGGGTTGATGTCGTTGTCAGCGGTGCCCGTACGCAGAACGCTCTTGAGGAGCACTTCAGCCTGGAACACGTTCGACGGGCCAGTCACGATCTGAGTCGGCGTCAGACGGATACGCTTGCCGTTGTTGTCAACAGCGTTGCGGATCTGAA